GATCAGAATCCAGCTGATGGACGTTTGTGGTACTACAGTTCAGTTAGTGATGTGGACATCATGATTCAGGACAACGGCACATGGCAAGGTTATCAAAACGTCACAAACGACACCCGTGGATTTGATTTGAACTTGACCAATGCGTCTGGTCCTATTATTGCTGCCTCTGAACCACTGACACAAAATGATGCGGCTGAAAGTCCATTGCAATACGGCGATTTGTGGATTGACAGCAGTGATCTTGAAAACTACCCCTTGCTGTATCGTTGGGAGCAGGTTAGCGGCACAGATCAATGGGTTGCGGTTGACACCACAGACCAGACCACATCAAATGGTATTTTGTTTGCTGACGCACGTTGGGCACCCAATGGCACCACAGACCCTGTGGCAGATCCATTCCCCACAATTGAAAGTTTGTTGATCAGTGATTACTTGGACTTGGATGCACCTGATCCTGCACTGTACCCCCAAGGTATGTTGTTGTTCAACACACGCCGTTCAGGTTACAATGTCAAGAGTTTCCAAAGCAATTATTTTAACTCAACCACATTCCCTGATGACACATTGCCCGCAGAGAAAAATACCTGGCTCACAGCATCGGGCAACAGAGATGATGGCGCTATGTACGCTGGACGCTTGGCCCAACGCAAACTGATTGTGGCAGCAATGAAGTCAGGAATTGACACTAGCCTGCCTGCACGTGAAGAACAGAATCAATTCAATTTGGTTGCTGCACCTGCTTATCCTGAGCTGTTGGTCAACTTGGTTGCACTCAGCAACGAACGTGCCAACACATTGTTTGTTGTGGGCGATACTCCACTACGCTTGCCAAATACAGGCACTGCATTGGTAGAACATGCCACCAACAACAACGGTCTTGGTGTATCAACAGATGATGGATTGACCATTGGCAGTGCGTATGCTGCTGTGTTCTATCCCTCATGCCAGACCACAGACCTGTCAGGTAACACAGTTGTTGCACCTCCCACACACATGATGGTTCGCACCATATTGCGTAGTGATGCAGTGAGTTATCCATGGTTGGCACCTGCTGGTACACGTCGTGGTGTGGTAGACAATGCTGAAGCTATTGGTTATATCGATGCACAAACTGGCGAGTTCGTACAGTTGGCAGTGGGACAAAGTGTGCGTGACATATTGTATGAAAACAACATCAACCCAATTACTTTCATCCCAGGCATTGGTATCACCAACTTTGGTAACAAAACACGTCAAGGTGCAACCACAGCCCTGGATCGCATCAACGTGGCTAGACTGGTGGCATTCTTGCGTGGACGCTTGGAAGAAATTGGCAAACTGTACTTGTTTGAACCCAATGATCAAATCACACGCAACGAAATCACCAACACTATCAACAGTTTGATGATTGACTTGATTGCCAAACGTGCCATCTATGACTATTTGGTGGTTTGTGACTTGAGTAACAATACTCCTGCACGTATTGACCGCAACGAGTTGTGGGTCGACGTTGCTATTGAACCAGTCAAAGCAGTTGAATTTATCTACATTCCACTGCGTATCAAGAACACTGGTGAAATTTCAGGCGGCACAGCAGGGTGATGAAACAGGAGGCCTTTTACTGGGCCTCCATTTCAGGTAAATAAAACAACAGGAGATATAACAAATGGCAGTTTCATCATTACAGAGAATGACAGTACCCTTGGCCAGCGATCAAAGTTCGCCAACACAAGGTCTGTTGATGCCCAAACTCAAATATCGCTTTAGAGTGATGTTTGAAAACTTTGGTGTTAGTACACCAAGAACAGAATTGACCAAACAGGTGGTAAGTTTTGCTAGACCTAACTTGACGTTTGAAGAAATCTCAATTCCTATCTACAATTCAACATTGAAACTGGCTGGCAAACATGCTTGGGCACCTACTTCATGCGAAATTCGTGACGATGCATCAGGTGCTGTGAGCCGATTAGTTGGCGAACAATTACAGAAACAAATGGACTTCTTAGAAATGAGTAGTGCTGCATCTGGCATTGATTACAAGTTCACAACCAAGGTTGAAATTCTTGATGGTGGCAACGGTGCCAATACTCCTGTGGTTCTTGAGACCTGGGAATTGTACGGTTGCTATCTAAGTGGCGCTGACTACGGCGCATTAAACTACGGTGAGAATGCTCCAGTATCAATTACCATGAGCATTGTGTACGACAACGCCAACCAAACACCAGAAGGCACTGGAGTTGGTACAGAAATTGGTAGAACTTTAGGTGATGTGGTAACCGGCGCAGGTGTCTAAACATGGCATTTTTTGGACAAGACTTTCTTAAAGGGATAGATCCAAATTTTGGCGGAAACTTAAAAAGTGGGTTCCTAGGCAACAATATCTTGCGTGACTACCAACACGCAAGCCGTACATTTACTACCAACGCCTACGAACTCAAACCTCGGTATAAGTTCCTCTTCCATGTTAGTTTCACACTTAACTTGGCAGAGATCCCGTTTTTGCGAGGTGCGTTTGGCAATGATGATATAACCAATCTTAGCCTGGCAGTAAAGACCATCGACCTGCCAAAGTACAACATTGAAACAGAAACACTGAATCAATACAATCGCAAACGAATTATACAGAAAAAACTCAACTACGATCCAATCAATGTAACGCTACATGACACCAGTGGCGATTTAATTCGAAAGATGTGGTACTACTACATGAATTATTACTACAAAGATTCTTCACAGCGTTACTTAGATCCCAACAACACCAATGGCAGCAACGGCGCTGATGCACAGCGTCAGGCCGGCTTTGGCTACAATGCCAGAGACATCTATGCCAAAGAACGTGTGGGCAATGTCAATGACTGGGGATTCATTGGTGAAGCATTCAATGACGGATCCACTGCTGGTGCTGCTGGCGGCAAGCCTGCATTTTTTAGAGACATCAGAATCTATGGCATGGACCAACGCAAATTTGCTGAGTATGTGTTGATCAATCCATTGATCACCAGTTGGAGTCATGATCAATACAACTATGCTGAAGGTGGTGGCACCATGCAAAATTCAATGACCATTGCGTACGAAACTGTGAAATATTACTCAGGCGCAGTGGGACGAGCACAGTCGGGCGGCGATCCCAATGTGCAAGGTTTTGCCACAGATGCACACTACGACAAAGAACTCAGCCCTATTGCCAGACCGGGTTCCAACGCCACGGTGTTCGGACAAGGTGGATTGTTGGAAACCGGCGCTGGCATCATTGGCGACTTGCAAAGTGGCAGTGTGTTGGGTCTTATTGGTGCTGCACAAAAAGCCGCACGTCTTGACAAAACATTCAAAGGCAAAAATCTTGCTGCCATTGCCAAGAGTGAGGCTGTGTCGCTGGGCACACAAACATTAAAACAAGGCCTGCCTGCTGCCACACGAGCCGTGGCCAACAAAGCCGACGGCTGGATTTTCCCCACACAGACATTCAATAGAAACAACACAGGCCCCAATCAAAGTCAGGCTGAGACCAACAGATTATTAAATACAAGACGATGAGCACTGTAAATTATACCAATCCCAATGTAGATCTAACAGTTAGAGTATTTGATCAATTCTATTCTTACGATACAAATGTTCCTGCTGCCGAGTATGACATTGTGTACAGTTATTTTTTGACTGTGATGAGTACTCGTCAAGCCGCAGGCAACTTCACAGTGAGTTTGTTTAGAGTGGCAGAAACCACTGGCATCAACCCACTGACCTTGCTGGATGAGTTCAAAGGACAAAACGGCATCAATCTCAGTGCCAGCCTGGCCTATTATCTCAATGCCATTCGCAGTGCTGCCACGCTGCTGGGTGTGGGCGTTGCAGTAGTACCCAACTTTTATCAGGCCAGAAACGTTTTGTTATGAGTCGCTGGGCACAAGGCAATTATGTCATAATCAATCGTGAAAAATATGCGGGCAATGGCACACCTCGCTACAGATCAGGTTGGGAACTCAGCTTCATGAAGTTCTGCGATACCAATGATCATGTGTTGCAGTGGGCCAGCGAAAGCATTGCTATTCCCTATCGTCATCCCATAACAGGCAAGATGACACAGTATATCCCAGATTTTTTGATCACTTATCGCAACAGAGACAACACTGTGCGAGCAGAGTTGATCGAAATCAAACCCAAAAGTCAAAGCGTGATTGAATCAAAAATGAACAGCAGAGACCGGGCTGTGGTAGCAATCAACTACGCCAAATGGGATGCTGCTACCAAATGGGCCAGAAAAAACGGCCTGAGTTTTAGAGTTATCACCGAGAACGATATGTTTCACAACGGTCGTGCTTGATCACTAAATAGGGCATGACCCGCAAACTCGAAGAACTTTTTGAATTACCCACATCCCAAGACGCACCTGCCGATGCCGCCCCTGTGGAAGATCTGCGTAGCCAACTACAAATCCTAGACGACAACATAGACAAAATTGATCAAGCCTTGCCTGGTGTGCGCGGATTAGACGCCAATGACGAAGAAATGGACGGCTTGGCTGACTTGGCCAAAAGCAGTTACAACGATCTAATGGACCTGGGCATGCAAGTTGACAGCAGATTTGCTAGCGAAATCTTTGGTGTGGCCAGCAACATGTTGGGACATGCTATCACAGCAAAAACAGCCAAAATGGACAAAAAGCTCAAGATGATTGACTTGCAGTTGAAGAAAATGCGACTGGATCAACAACAAGCAGTGATAGATGCCAAAGCAGCGGAAGGCAGCGGAGAAGCCATGCAAACAGCACAAGGCATGGTGTTGAGTCGCAATGATCTCTTAGAACGATTGCTCAGCAAAGATCAAAAAGATAAAAAAGAATAAATATGTTACAGGAACCTGATATGAAAAATTTTGCCCATTACCTCGCCGAAAGCGAACGTACCTACAACTATCGTATCAAAATGCTGGGCAAACCGCCTGGTGATTTGGTGTCACAGTTGAAGAAAAAGTTGGATCAATTTGATCCTGTAAAGATGAGTGATCCTAAAACCACTCCTATACAGATCGTGCCCACTGACTTCCCTAACAACAAAAACGATTCAGTAACAATGTTTGATGTGAGCTTCCGGTATCCAGCCATTGAGCCACAGATCAAACAACTAGCACAGTTGCTGGGATTAGATCCCAATCATGTGATCATGCAGACCACACCATACGTGGATGGCCTGGTGGATGAATATGAACGAGTCGATGCTGAAAACAAAGACT